GCAAACGTGCCATTTCTTCTTTTGTGCCGCCATAACCTAATTTGAGGTTATCCAGCATCGTATAATTTTGTTTTGCGAATCCTTGATATGCGTTTTGGATGGATTCAATAGATGAACCCATTTTATTAGCGTTATCCGCCATATCAATGATTGCCATATCCGCCTTTTCCGCCGCCGCTACGGTATCATTTCCTAACGATTGGAGCAATGATGCGGATACGCTTGTAACCGTAGCCATATATTCATTTGCGGATAATCCGGCGGTTTGATATGCTTCTTCAGCATTCTTTATAACGCTATCTGCACTATCTTTAAATAGTGTTTCTACACCGCCTGTCAATTGTTCGTATTCGGCATAGGCTTCAATAGCGTTTTTACCGATTGCCACAATAGCAACACTTGCCGCACCTAATGCAGCGGTTAAACCTGTTGCAAGTGTTTTACCGGTATTAACTATATTTGATTTAAATTTATCAAACTCACTTTCGGCATTCGCCATGCCTTTTTCAAAATCAACTTTATTTAGTGATATAGTGGCTTGATATTCGGCTATATTTTCTTTAGCCATATAAAAAACACCACCTTTTAATTGTGGTGCATATCTCAATTATTCAACATTAGCAAGATTAGCACCATCATCAGGTGCATCGGGCTTTTTATCTGCACTCTTATTGTTTAATTCTTTTTGCAATTCTTTTGCCTTCTCCCTCAAATATGCTAAATTATAATCATCATCCGCCCTTAACTCATTCAATACTACTGTTTTCAATAAATCCTTAAAAATAAAAATCGGCATTTCCATAATGTCCGAATAACTGTTATTTGTTTTTGCTGTCAATAGGGCGATATCATTCATCAAACTAATATCTAATTTATTTGCAAGTATTCTGCTTAATCTTTTAATTTCGGTCTTTGTTTTTTCCCGCTCTTTTGCGGCGGTATTTTTAGAATCGTTATTTTGTTTCTTTTTTACTTCGATTTCCGGAATAACAAAACATTCATGTTTCAATAATTCAGAAACATCATTAATAACCAGTTCAATCAATTTCAATTGACTTTCAAGGGATACATTTTCATTTACCCATTTACGGTTGATGTTATAACCAGAAAAGCGCATCACATCAATAAAAATATTACTGATACAATTTACCTTTTCGGAATCTTCAATGCTTTGTATTTCAGATATTACCGATAACATCTGATAAAACAATCCTGTATGAAAATTAAGGGCGATAGAATAACTCCTATCACCCTTACCAATTATCGAAATATCATATCTTTTGCGATTTTCCAGAAATGCAATGCTATCTGATTTTCGCATGATGATACCTCATTATGCATTTGCCGTTGCTGGCTTCAAATCCTGCTTATTGATTGTCTTTACAATGAAGTTAAAGAGATATTCCAATGCTTTATAGTCATTGAATCCAATATTAACATCGGTCATTGTGTATTCAATACCAGAGGTATTCATATTGATGAATTTCAAACACCAATCCTTCAAAATTTCAAACATTTCAACCGTGTACGCCACATTTCCAGAATTCTTTTTAAGTTCATCCAACCTATCATGAACACGTAACATATCCATAATGAATTCCGTTGCAAAGTTTCCGCAAATGGTATACTTCTTACCATTCATATCCTCAATCAAAATATCATCCTGTTTAAACTGGCGTAAACTAACCATTACATTGTCATTGTTATCAGGTCTATAATTATCTCTGTATTTATTATTGTAATTGTTTCTATTATTGTAATTGGGGCGATTGTTATAGTTATTGCGCCCATTGTTATATCTATTATTATAATTACCTGGCATTAAAAAAGCCTCCATGCACTTTTATATTTTTTCTATTTTTCTATTCTTAATATTAAATCACATTGCAATGAGATTTAAATGACATAAGGGGGATTGTCCCCCTTACATCAAAATCATTTTTTTACTCCGCTGTTGCGGTAAAGCTGGGAAGGTTGGTCTGGTAATACCATGAACCCCTTGTACCATTGGGGAAGTCAACACTATTACAATCGAAATGCATATTCAATGCAATAGGATTTTCGGGATTGAATTCCCATTCAAGCTCCGGCACCCAAACAGCATTGGGCAAATAAATATCAAACTTTTTGCCATCTTTAGTAGTACATCTAAAGCAAAGAGCGAGATTTGCGGGTTCATCAGTATCACTACCATATACGATAATAGTGCCATCCTCCTGTTCAACGGCTTCAGAGCCGGTTGTAAAAATAGTCATATTATCCTTGTTTAATGTAATAACACTGGTATCAAATTCTGTTTCGTAACCAGAAACAAAACTTGCACGCTTGCCGTTATTAGCGGTCTTGATGGCATGAACCGTACCGGTTCTACGTAAAGTAGCACCATCTTCACTGATATCGCCAAGATATACCATTTCTTCATATGTAGTTTCCTTAACTTTGAAATCCTTTGCAGGCATAGCATACAAATCGCCACAGCCTACCAGTTTATTATCTCTGTTGGAAAGGTCTAAAACTTTAATATCCATGATAATTTAATTCCTTTCATAAAATTATAAATAGTTGCAATCATAGTACAGAGTTGTAACATACAATCCCGTACTTGTATCTAAATCAAATCCACTCTCATCAGACAATGCAAACTTTGTAAAGTTATCAATGTCGCAAGAGCAGAATTTGAAATTTAATAAATTCGTTATTTTGTTTTTTAACTCAATGCCATCTAAAATATTTTTAGCACATACATCAAGTTCAAATTTATATTTCTTAACAACACCGCCCGAAACATGGCGGAAACGATATACCAAAAATGTATCCGCTTCTATTTCTTCCGGTTTATCCACCAAAAAGATAGCATCAAATGTTTTGGTTTCATCATTTTTAAAATGTCCTTTCGGGACAATGCCGGAATCGACAATATAAATTCTTACAACCTCAAAATCCATGTTGCTACCTCCTTATGCGTTTTTCATTTCACGGTAAATTGTCCTATAATACTTATCAATATTGTTTTCCAATGCCGTTGATAAGTTTCCATGTAATTCGTCCTCATAGGGCGCATATTTTAGATTAGTACCAACTTTACCGACGATATCATTACCCCTGTTTTCCACATCATGAGTCCATGAACGTTTCAATGCTCCTGTTTGTACATGGGTTAATGTTTTTGTATCTGCTTCCAATTGAATAACTGCTTTTTCCATACCTCTTTCGGCAGCTTCAATCATCCTTTTGGTTGCATCTTTAAATCCGTTTTTCGCCATTACAATCCCACCGCCTTCAGATAAAGAATATAATAGGAATTCCAATCGATTAGTTTTTCGATTGTGTATTCGGTATTCTTATAATCAACGGTCATACCCTCTTTAATATCGGTATCCACATAGCAAAAAACCCTATATTCGGCATCGATAAAATAACCATATTCAACTTTTGTCAATTCACGGGTTGATGGCTGCACATTGCATTTGATAACCTTTTTGATTGGTTCGCCATCCTGATACACTCCACGATGCATTGTGCCGCTTGTTTCTGTAATCAGCGTGATTTCATTATCAATAATTAATTTAATCTTTGCCATCCGCTTTACCTCACGTAATATAAAGGATAGGCGGACATGGCAAAATAGCTTTTACAGATTCGGTCAATCCGTTATTATCAAGTGTAATTGCACCTGTTGCAAATGTATTTGAAAGTGAACCCATCGTAAGTTGTACAACCTCTGTTTCACCCGTTAATTTCTTCAAATCACGAATATAATTGTTATAATATACTGTTGCTAACTCTACGGCGGCGGTAAAGTATTCTGACAAAACATCATCCGTTTTTTCAATCTTCAAATAGTTTCGGATTGATGTATAAGCATTATCGATTTTGACCGCCATAATGTTTTCGTTAAATTCAATACCCATTTCATCAAAGATGGTTTTAAGGTATTCTAATTCGTTTTCGTATTTAATCTTTAATACTTCTACCATGTGCAATCCTCCTATAATGTAAGAATGGGATGGTTATTCGCCATCCCATTTATAAACTATTTATCGGATTACGCTTCAGCGATTGTATAAGTAAGAGTTGCAACGCCATCAGCATTAAGGACGATAGCACCGGCAACACTCAAACCACGTACACCAGTTGCAAATGCATTCTGGAGGCGCATTGCTTCAAGCTCATTAATCTGCTGACCAAAACCAACAGCACCCTTATAAAGTGCAACAACAGTATTAGCAGGGGCATTAGCGGTAACAATAATAGTCATGCCGTTAATCTTCTGACCGTTTACAATACCATTTGCAAGCACATCGGGATTGTGAGTAAATCTCTTATCCTTCTGGAGAAGTCCAAGTACATCCCAGCCGATAACAACGTAACGATTGGATGCGGGTACTTTCTTCTTTCCAAGTGCTACACCCAAATCGACGATATAATCATACATATCTTCGGGAGTAGTGATTTCCTTATTTTCAATCTTTGTACCAGCACCAGCGGCAAACTTTGCATATGCATAGGTATCGGCAGCCTCGGAAAGGTACTTACCCTGTGTAGATGCATAATTATCAAGAAGAGACATATTGCCACTCTGCGCCTTATCTACATCATCAACAGTATCGGCGAAATACTTCTTGAAATCGAAGGTCATCTCTACGGGAGTAGTATCGACATTTTCCCAATTAACTACACCCTCATAATCGCTGATAGTACCGGCATTCACCTTGTTAAATACAATAGCATGAGCGGTTAATTCAGTGGGGGCAGTCGTAATAGCGGACAAAACGGAAGCTTCATTAAAATGCTCAATCAGGCGAGCTTCCCAAAGTTTTCTCTTAAAGTTCATAATATAAATCTCCTTTTATAAATCATTAATTTTACTTTTTAATTTTTCTGAAATATTCGTTGATTTCTTCAATTGACATTGCATCGAAATCATCAGCGGTCAATTGCTGTGTGTCATCACCGGCATCAGGCTTATGTGATTTGCCCAAACGTTTAGTAACAACCTTTTCAACCTCTGCATTAAATGTAGTTTCAAGTTTTTCTAAATTGGCTGTGGTTGCTTCTTCACTATCACCGACAAAATAACTAATCAAATCAACGGGCAACCCTTTAGCGGTTGCAATGGTCAATGCCTTATTGGTCAAATCCTTTTTCAAAGATTCAGCCTTCATAGATTCCAAATCAGCTTTTAACTTTGCCAATTCGGTATCTTTCGGGTCAGCCTCGGGATATCTCTTTTTAACCTCTGCATCAACCAGCTTTTCAAGGTTATTTGTTTTCCACGTCTCCAATCCCTTTGTATGGTACTTATCCAACATAGGCTGGAGGAATTGCTTTCCCGCATCTGTTTCAAGATATTTACTTACTCTATCTGCTGTAACATGACCGCCGATATAACTTTCAAAATCCTCTGTCCCTTCAAACTCTTTGAGGGATTCAATAATTTCATTAAATTCCATTTTAAAATCTCCATTCTGCCCTTTATGTATCTTACAATCCATAAAGTGCAATATTTTTATATATATAAATGCCCTATGAGCATATAGCCATAGAGCATTGCATATAGTTAGTTATTTGTTTTTCCACTCTTTAAAAGTGATATAATCAATCGTTGTTTTCGTCGAGTCATCCGCCCTCTGTGTCGGTTTCCAATCATCCACAACAGGAATAAGGCAGCATCGACAATTAGGATGTACCGGGATTTTCGGCGCATTATGTAAAGAATAATATTTTCCGTCCATATCACCGCAAATATCGCACGTATTATTTTCAAGTGTTGCAGAAAACATTACTTTTTCTACAACACCGCTATTTTTATATACATCCATTTGCGCCTCGTTTACAACTCTTGCAAGTTCGGTATTTACAAGCCTTGCAGCCTGGTATGCGCTAACACCAAAATCATCTTTAATTTGTTTTGCTATTGCATTTGGGCGTTTTCCGGTACGAATGCAATCAAGAATATCATTGTAGATTCTATTGGCTAAATCGTTTACATTCTCCCATACACGGTCAGAATAATTCTTCCCGTTAATAGGGGCAGATATCGCACGTGCAATAAATTCTTTTCTTACAAGCTCCCAATCGGCGGTTATACCAATCTTTTTTGCGGTTTGGTTAAACGCTTCATTGTATCCGTTTTCCAAAACCTCATTCAAAAATGCAAGTTCATCGGCATTCATTTCGCTAAATGTTTTTGTAACACTATTTCTAATTTGAAATGTCAAAGAATCCGATATAAAAATAGCACCGTCATCATCCATGTTATCAAGGATGATAGCGGCGATATCCCCCAATAATTTATCTTGTGATTTTTTGAATGATTTGATTAGCTTTTTTATTTTCTTTGCCGTAGCCTCATCGATATCATATTTGATTTTTTCAAAATCATTCATTATTGCTTACACTTCCACCATAAAACCCTTCATAGGCTTTATCCACATTAATAGATTTATTGTTTTCTTCTTGCTTCTTCAAACGTTCAATTTCTACCTGTGGATTTTCGATAAATGGTAATCTCTCCAATTTGGTTTGAAGGCTAACAATATCACCTAATTGATTTACTTCATTGATTCTACCGGCAATATCCATAGGAATATCAATATTTGCCTCAATCTTGATATCGGTGAAATCGTATTGTGTATTCTTTGAAATAAGTAAATACATACAAATAAAACGCACTCTTTCATAAAGCGCATTCAATACGGGATTCAGAATCATATTTACACGTTGGTCAAGTCCTGTTAATCGTGATTGTAGAGCAACGCCGGAAAGATTGGATGAAAGTTTTTCATTAAAGTCAATATGCCCAGATTGCGCATATAAATTTTCTTTCAACTCATCCATCTGATTTTTGATGGCTGTATCATTAATATTCTTGATTAACCATTCGGGTTTTGCATCCTTATTCGGATAGAATACCATGCCGGAATCCTTATCTTTAGCATTTTTTGCAAATTCTTTCATAGATTCCACAGAGAGACCTTCAGCGCAAACAGTTAAATATGCATTTTTGAATTCCGAAATCAAACATTGCTGATTAGATATTAATTCATTGTAATCATCATTCAATTCTTTAATTTTTGCATAGATGGTTTCCGAATGCTCAATCTGGCAAACGCTAACAGGCATACAAGCCAAATAATGACGGTCAGTTTCAATCAATGCGCCGTTTTTGTAAATCTCAATCTTTCCATTGGGATAGTACACATTATAAAAATCAGCATCAATATATTTCTTCTTGTAAAAATAGATAAAGCGGATTACATTGCCATCCTCATCACAATATGCAATTGCATTAGTAGGATTTAAAACCCTCTCGCACAATCGCCCAACCTTATCGAAATAATAAAGACAATAGCATAAACCATAAATTTCAAGCTCGCGCATTAATTTCTGGTCATGGTTCAAATCATAATGTTCAATCGATTTTGAGATATCTTTTTCAAGATTTAGATTCCCGCTTTTTGAAATATATGATACGGGTTTATTTAATGCATATGCTATTTCTTCAGAAATGAATTTTGAAATCCAGTTAATATGCGTAGCTCTATCGAATGTACCTTCACGGACATTATAAGTATTATAAATATCATGTTTGCCATCGTAATATCTTTTCATTTTCTCGTATTTGGGCAAATTTAAATGATATTCACTAATCATTTTATCGTTAATCGTTTTATTCTCCATTTTCTCACTTCCTTTCATTAGAAATAGCCAATTTCCCTAAATGACACAAAGCCATATGCACCGCCTGTATGTACATTAGGGAGATTTTCAATTGCATCCGCTAAACAGTCAATCATATCATCGTGCGTACCACCCAAACCAACACCGCAAAAACTAATGATTTGATTGATTGCTTCACCATCATCGGCATTAAAAATGACCTGCTTCATATTGATAGCAGGTACACATAATGCGGATATTCTGGCTTCTTTATTCTTTGAACGTGCTTTATTAACAATCGTAATATTTCTATATTTGAGTTCCGGATGCTTAAACATTCGCTTTCTTAATTCAATAACATCTGCACCGTTATATGTTTGTTTTTCGATAGATACCGTGTTGATATCTGTATACGCTAATAGCAAATCAATGATGTTTTGGATATAATCATTAAATTCAAGTTTTTTAATCTGACATTTTCGGGCGTATAACAACCCATCATCCGATTCACTTAAAACACAGAATGCGGAATAGTCGGATTTCTTATTTGTTGTTGATGCCGGGTCAACAGAAAGAATAGTTTTCGTAAAACTTTTATTTTCTATTGTTTCTGCTGGAATTGCGCCATAAGAATGAATGCGCCTCTGTCCTAAATTGTTGATGTCGCATTGGCATTCTTGTTTAAATGAGACAGGATTATCAAAATAACTAACAGCCAATGCAAAACAATTATAGTTATCCCAGACAATCGGATAATCCAATTCAGAACGATTATCATAATAATAATTTTCTGCATTGTAATATGCATTAGGATTGGTTTTGTCTTGTAGGATTTCTTTTATTTTTTGCCAGCCTTGATGATTCATAAAATAATCATCGATATCATCCATTAGTATTGCTTTCTGTGTTTTTGATATCCACGCTGGGGAATGGAAAAAGGTATCATACAAATCGCCTTTTTTCTGTACTGTACCAACAGCAATAACATGATTGCTTTTATTCTCAAGAGTTTTTAACAATCCATCTTGAATTCTTTTAACAAAAGCGGCGCATGATTCCTCTGTTTTAATTTGGTTTTCATCCTGGGCATCATCAAGAATGAGCAAACCAACACGAATAGCACCATATGTAATACCTCTATTGCCGGATGTAGAGGATACACATTTTATTTTGCTTCTTTCGGGCGAAATATCAAGTTCAATTTCATTAGCATTATATCGTAAATCTTTATTGATAACATTACCAAATGAATTCATGATATATTGGTTATCCTCAATCAGAATTTTCATGGTTTCAATGAAGTTTTGCGCTTGAGCCTCCGTCGCAGAGTCAACAACCACAAATGGATGGATACGATAAAGAGCTACCCACAAAGCAAATGGCACTGTTATTGTCGCACTCTTACCGAATGAACGGGGGAAGATGTAACAATTCTTTGTATTGTTTTTATTCAGGATTGTATCTTGTAATTCATCCCAAATGGCGTAATGTGCATCCGATAATGGCACTTTATCATTTGAATAATCGAAAAGATGATTATATAAATAGATTTCGCAGAAATAGCGGAAATTCGCTTTTCCTAATTTCCACGCCAATCCATGATAATCGAATATCTTATCATATTCCATAAAAAACACTTTTTCCGCACGTTCTTTGCCATACATCTGAATTAAATATTTCAACGTTATCGCCATTGCGTTTTTTGTGTCAAGTCTATTTATCGTGATTCCTCCTCTGGGTTTAAAATTTGGTAAGAATTTGTTTGGAGCTACCCGCCCGACCTGCCAGGATGACCAAAAAAAGAAGGCTACCCCCTATCATCGGTCAATGCTCCTAAACGCAAAGAAAGACAATCAACCAATAGCCATATCGACCATCAATCAATTATCTTTCGTAAATATATCATCGAGCAATGAACCACAGCAAATATCTTTATTTGTTTTCATGTTTCAATGCTTTTATTCAATTCATTATCAATCATTATTTCATGCCATACCTGGGGCATCTTAAAAGCTCATCGAGTTTACAATGAACCCAATGATTGATATATCTTTATGCATATAATCAATGCATATCAGCCTATTTATAGTGCATATCACGCATAAAAGAGCGATAATATACATTAACCATAGGAATAAACGCCGCCCATGTCTACAAAATGATATCATCCGTCCGGTTTTTCGTATAGATTTTTCGTAATAGCGGCATCATAGGCGCAAACACCGCCATATATCAAGGCTTTTTCATGATGTGGTTTCATTGTACCCATATGAATAGGGGGTAGAATGATAATAAAAATTTTATTTTATTCACATCAAATAGGGGGTAACTCTATAAAAGCCCATTTTATAGAATTAAAAATCAATCATTTTCGGCTTGCTTTTCTTCCTGCTTGATTAACTCATCAGCCATTGTCATAAGCTCATCAATGCTACCCACATCGGAATTACTTCTTTTATCCTCAATGGTCATGGAGGTACTTACCTTTCCTAAACCTCTATCAACCCATTCTTTAGTTGCTTTTAATTTAGTTCGTCCATCTGTGCTATTAGTCAATGCCCATAGTTTTTCAATCGCTTCAGGAAGTCGATGCACAATCACCCTATTTACACGGGTTTTGATGTCCTGCTCATTCTTGTCAAGCTCTGCCTTGAACCTTTCATCCTTCATCCAGTTATATATCGTCGTTCTGCTGACACCCAATTCCTTCGCAATTTTCGTGATTTCCATGCTATCTTCAATCATCATTTCAATGCATCGCATTTGCTTTTCATTCAAGTAATTCAAGGTTTACACCTCCCTTTCTTTTCGATATTTTTAAACGTATTTTTTTACACTTATATGTGTTATTTCTTTCTGCCTATCCACGCTGCGATAATAACGGTTAGACAGATAATCCCGGTAATTATTACGCATTCCATTCTGCAAACACCTTTAACAGACTATCCGCAAAATCATCAATAGCTTTATTTACCATAGATTCAATCTTTTCATCAAGAGCATTTTTTGGCTTTTCAACAAAACCAACAACACCGGCATCAATATCGGAAACAACCACATAGCTATTATCATCAGCAATACCATCGGGCATGATTTCGTCCTTCCCGAAAATATCATGTGTTTTTACTTTGTCTTTAAATTTAGATAAATCATAATTATCAAACCAATAGAATACCGGAATTCTTACTTCAGAAATCAAGAGCAAATTACGGATTTCATATATGGTACTCGCATCTTCGATAGTTTTGAAATTATGTATTTTAATCAATGTATTCAAGCAAAAACCGACCATACCATCAAAATGTCGGAGGTCTGTCAGATATTCAACATATCCGGATTCTTTCAACATTGTTTCAACTACACCGCCATTACATATAATGACATCATTTCTTTTAACCTCAATAGGCTTTTTCAAATCATAATGCGGATTATACGCCTTAAAATCTCTTGTAACTAAATAATATCTTTCATTGTACTTTTCATAAAATTCATCCATAAACTTTTCATTTAATTCATCCATCAAACTTTTCATTATTCTTTTCCTCTTTCACAATTATAATTAATTCACCCTCATCATCCAGAATCAAATATTGCTCGCTTCCAATTTCATCGCAATAGTCCGGGGGTAAACATCAATAGTTTTCTTTTTATCGTTCTTATCGTTCATGTATATCTCCATTCTATATAGTCTTAAATAATATACATTTAGTTATTGATTATGTATGTAATTATATATAATCTTAAATAACAATAACTAAATGACTTAATATTGTTTATATACATTAAGACTCTAATAACATTAAGACTCTATAAACAATATTAAGTATTATATATAATATAAATAATTAATACTATATGTAAGACTGTCTTAATGTTATATCTTAATGTAAGACAGTCTTAATTATATATAATATATACTATAGCATCATTCCGCCTGTGGTTTATCAATCCCGAAATTGTTAATTGCTTTCCAAACCACAGATTGATACTCCATCGGAATTTCCATTCCGTATTTCACATTCTTAATTTCATCCATTGTTTCAATCGCTCCGACATAAGCCTTCAGCGAATTAAAATAAGACACATGATATGTTTTATGCGCTGTTGCAGCCGTAATAATCGCCTTAATATCATCGGCGGAATAAAATCTGCAAAGTTTACCATCCGCATGATAGGGGATATTTGTTTCACCCTCATCAATCATAGCCTTTAAAGTAATCAAATTCAACTGGTCTTGAGTAGTCAGCGAAAAATGATATTCTTCACCATCCGACAGCACCAAATAAAAGCCATTTGTGATAGTCTGATTGCAAATTTCGCTCATCTCTTTCAGTTTGACATCCCGCAAAAATTCAACCGTGACATCCTCGGTTTCATCAACCGTTTCATCCTCAATCGGTTCATCGGGCATAATTTCAATTTCTTTTCCGGTTTCGATTGCTTGAAGCAATGCGGAATATTCATCCTCATCGATTTCGATAACTTCACAAATCGAATATTGGATTTTGTCAGTTTGAATCGGGAGCATCCATCTTGCATGATAATACTGATTATCGCACTGGATATATTGCGCTTTTTCCTCATCACAAACAAGCATGATTCTATGCTTATGCTGATAGCGGCGCAAATCCAAAGAGGATGCAACGCCTATAAATTTTTCGTTTTTAATTAACTTGTAGAATCTCATTTTTTGATACCTCTGTAAATCGCCAAAAGTTCATAGGGATTCTTTTTAGAATATCGCTTTTCGGTCAGCTCTTGCATGAAAGATGCACCAATCATGGCAGCACCGGTAATATCAATCAGATAATCCGCACCGTAAATATCAAACTTTTCGGAAAAGATATTTTTCAGCCTTTCCGCCAAAGCGACAATCTCATCATCACTTAAATTTAAATTGTCAAAAATCATTTTCATAATCCTTTCTGTATTTAGTGCCATGTGGGATATTTGCAATCCCATTAATACCGAAACACGGCATGATGGCGGAATAATCCGCCTATTTGTTTGCCACAAAGAAAAAGAGAACATAATGAAAATAGATTCGCCCATCTTCACATTCGCAGAGAAGTTAAAACCTATAATGGGCATATGAGGCGGTTTCCCGCCTTTTTTAGAAAGATATACTTTTAAGTTGAAACAATAACATTTCGTGTCGTGCCAACTTTTTAGATACCCACGTTGCAATATGGGCAAAGAATTAAATAAGATAATAAGAAAGGAGTTTGCACATCTCCACATTTGCAGTAGAGTAAAAACCTATAATGTGCATATGATATGCCCAAAGTCGATACCAATGGGCATAACAAAAAATAATTAATCTAAAACATGGGATTAACCAATGGATGGGAGGTATTGTTAAAAACACCCATTGATTAATGATTTTAGAGCAACCCCCGGCATTATTCGCAAACGCCTTAAAACCTATAGGGGGCATATATGGCGCACGTTGTAAATGCGCCAATGGGTAGAGAAAACTACAATATTGCTACTCTCATTGAAAACAGAAAAGGAAATTATGAATACAAGTTTTGAATTGAATTTTTCAGCCAGTTTTGGATGATGGCGCATCTATCCCTACCCATATAAGAAATCATGCGTTTTGAAAAATTCGCCGTTTTGCCCTCTCCACGCTCCGAAACTTTCGAGGCGTAAAATTCAAAATTTCCAACTTTCAAAAAATAACACTTTTCACCATGTTCAAACTTGTTCAACGTGTATTTGCATGGGCTATTTTCCATGCAATCTTTTTTTCTTTATTTCGCTTATCCTGGCACTTATCACATCGACATTTCACGGCTACACGGGCATCAACCGTGAACGATTCGCCGCAATCAACACATTCGGATGTGCGCATTTTCGGCGCATTTAATGCCTTGATACACTCTTTGCATAATCCTTCATGCTCTTTACTGTAATATCTTTCAAGTTTTCCGCATTGCTTGCATTCAAAGATTTTTCGCCCTGCATATCTTTCATAGATATATCCCAGCTCACGGAAATCATCAACGAAAATAGCGATAGGGGAATCATCATTGATGAATGTGATTCTATAATTTATTTTGTCGATTGATACAGGAAGTTCGACCATTCCCATTTTTATCAACTCAAACATTTTAGCCTCTTTCGATTTTTTATTTCCGCCGATTTGGGCGCATTGGCATAAGGTTTGAAGGCTGGTATTTACCCATCCGCCTATCTTCTCATTGCGCTGTAAATTCAATTTTGCAATGCAAAGCATCACAAATAATAAACGCTCTAAAACCTTGTTATTTGCCCTCTGGATGGCTTCTAATTCGGCATGGGTAATTGCTACCCCTTTAATCTCAAGTAAGTTCTTGCCGCCTGTTTTTCGTGCCATGGAGGCGCATACTTTGTCCCATTTTGCTTTCTGCTTTATGTACATCGGATATCGTTTTTCCATAAAATCTTTTAATAGGCTTTCAACCTTTGATTTTCGGTATCCGCAAATCTGATAGTAGTATTGCGCTATCAGATTCAAGAGGCGGCGGGGGTTTTTAATTTCATCATTGCTATTCAAGATGTTTTCACAAAATAAACGCTCATTCAAAATAAATTCTTGCATTCGGTTCATCCTTTCTGTATTCAACTTTATCCATGCGGAAATGATATCCGCAATATTCAATTTCGCCATCGTCATCCCTAATGGGAATATTAATCATGTAATCATTTCTTTCAAGCAAATTATTGATTATCTGTTCGCCACAAATCGCCCATGCGAATGTTTTTGATGAGTTTGCACCATAGCAAATATCAATCACGATATCGCATAATACCTTTGAATTGGTGCATACCTTTTCGCATTGCTCCACAAATTCAGCCATGAAAAATTGCTTTCTTTCGTTTGCCGTGTCTTTATCCATTGTGGTTGAATTAGCCTCATTCATGAAAGAGGCAACGCGAATTTTATAATCTTCGTATATCCGCTTGATTGCCTTATATTGGGGCTGTGTATATCCAACATTGGATTTAAGGATGGTATAATCGAATTCACCAACTGCAGAGGGCGCAAAATTCAAAAATTCCTTTTCAAAAATACGACAAATGCGATTAACCACGCAATTATTGATACTTACCGGCATTTTACGATGATACCATTTCAAATGCTTTTGGATATCCTCTGATGGCTTATATATTGCCATAAGCGATTCAATATCACCGCCAAACATCATGCGGCTTTTGCTATTGCAATTTGCAATATAGGAGCGATAATCACTCATCACATTCGGGTAAATGTAGCGCATGAAATATGGCTTTTTATCGGCAACAATTGCACGTTGTAAATCGGTATAATCATTCTTTGATTTAATGCTATACCAATATTCGGGCATATCCTCTGCAATGATACCCTTGCATCTATCAATGGATGCCTGTTGATAGTGCTGCCCACACATGATGCGATATTCCAATTCCTTATATTCTGGGGAATCGGGAGCATATGCCGATTGCACGTCAAACATGGCTGTAATTCTATTTGTGATTGCACCGATATCATCATTGAATGCTAATTTGTTAGCGGCAATAATATCATCCTCTGTCGGTATCTTCTTTTCTGCTTTTCGCTGATTACATATGATAGTGGGGGCATTTTTCGTTTTTGCCAGCAAAAGCGGATGATTGGTGCATAAGTTTGTATCACCGTCAAAATCCGCTCCGTTAAGTGCTTCAGCCGTAGTATCCCAGGCGTTATATATCAATGCTGTGTTGATGTACTGATACCAATAGGCAGCATCCGCATTTGTGGAAAGTTTCATCTTTCGGATGTTGTTATGGCACGTCATCGGCGCACGAAAACAAACGATTTCAGAATCACCATTATCAATGAAATACTTATGGTAAACCTCCCCAGGCTTTAATAATCCGGTAACAGGTAGATTAAACATAGATTGTGCCAATGCATACACATCACCGCCGATAATGCAATAATTGCCGCCTACCTTGATTGTACCTTTTGCGCCGTTATGGATTTTCTTTTCTATTGCCTTATAAATGGATTTCCTGATATACGGGTCATTAATCAATGCTGGTTCAATCATCAATGCTTTTACCCAATCATCCGCCATGCGTTTCACATTCTTTTCATTTAAGCTCATGCCAGCCTTAAACAATACGGATTTACGCCAATCATACCCTAAAACATCATTGATTTCATCAATGGTAGGCTTACAAAGCTCCATCAATTCATCATCCGAAAAGTCATAGGATTGTAAGAATTGATAGTTTGTAGTGCGTACATTTTCAAGCTCATCGGGGGTCATTTTTGGGGTTGCAAATTGATAATGATTTTCAATGCAATTATTATAGTAATCTTCCCAGCATGAATAGCTATCCCAAAGTTTCAACATGGAAACGGTCAATATAACCTCTGCATTGCGAATATCTTTGACGTTACCCCAGGCATCCACAATCTCATATGTTTTTGCGACCTTTTCAGCGAATTCGATAAAATCAAATGCGAATAATACGCCTTTATTCCATGCGTATCTTGTATTCATTCCCGAAATCACCGCATCATTACCTGTTAGATGTTGATTAACCTTTCGGGAGTAAGAGGGAAGCATTAAACCATAGCCATCTGAATTGTTATGCTCAATCTCATAATCGTTGACATATTCTAATTTCGGTTCGACGCCATCCACGTCGGAAATACAAATTACATTCTCTTTGAAATGAGTAATGCAATCATTCACGACAATAATACCGTTTGGCATGGGGATAGGTGTAGAGCCTGAAGCGGTCAATGCTTGATAGGCTTCCAATTTTGCCGGGACTAACTCTTTATTCATATTGCGCCCATTGTCGATGCGCTTCTTTAATTCGGAATATAATTCTTCATTCACGTATACAATGGTTGATTGCTTGATGCCGCCGTTTGTACCTAATAGGCGTTTGAATCGAATGCCGTTAACCGTGAATCCCTGATTTGCTAAATCGTAATGGCTGACCTTATCCATAACCACTTCAATATAATTCGGCTGGAATTGGAGCGCAAACATATCACGGTACATATCACGAATGCGATATTTCGTCTTTGATGTGATATTCTTCTTTTTCTCCACCTTGATATTGTTTTTCAAGGCGGCAATCTTCCAATTGACATCGGTTTTGCCCGTAAGCTCATCGAGCCAGCGCAATAATTGACTTTCGCCCAGCGCAACAATCATATCTGGATATTCAATTCTTGCATTCTCCGGCGGAATGTCAAGATTCCATTTATTATCTTTTAAGAATGTACTATGTATCTTAAAAATCTTTCTTTGTTCGTTCAACTTAATCATATTTTTTCCTTCTTTCATTATCATTTAATTCATATAGCGTAATCCCATCTTGTTAAATTTCGGCGGAATAGGACTATAACCATTTAGCCAATTGCGCATGGTTGCAGGCACAACATTATATTTTTCGGCTGCCTCTCTTGCACTCTTGAAAATATGACCATCACAATATACTTGTTTCCCGTTTATGCCTTTGCAACTTTCGGCAATTTTCTTTTTATGGTCATCGGTCAATGGCTGCCTTTTTTGCCCTGTCATGGTTTTTCTCATTCTTTCGGTTCGTGTGCCGTAATTGGCATTAGCTTCGGCGGATGCCCATTCCAGATTTTCACGCCTATTATTCAATTTGTTTTCGTCCTTATGGTTGACATGAGGGAGATTCAAGGGATTTTCGATAAAGGCTTCAGCAACTAATCTATGTACGCTTCTTGTATATGCCTTTCTATCCCTTTGCAAACACACAGAGGGATATCCATTAGACTTCACACATGGAGTCAATAATTTTTCGGGGTAATACACAACAGCACCCTTCCCAGCGGCAAATCCGCCCAATCTCACAAAACGCTCGCATTCATTCTTTTTTACTCTGCCTTCGCTACTCACGCTATACAGGGGGAAATCTTCGATTATTTTCCATTCCTCACCCGGTAAATTTTCAATCATATTTCTTTTTACTGTTTTCAACATAATCATATCTTCCTTTCTAATCTAAAATTAAAATCCGTAAGTCTTTAAATAATTATCAATTCTTTTTAGTGTTGTTTCTGAAAATACTTTTTCTTCGCCTTTGAGCCATCTATAATAAGAGCTGCGGTCAAATCCGGCTTTGCTTGCAAATTTAGTAATAGGTACTTCCAATTCATCTAAAAAACGTTTTGCACGTCTTTTCAATTGTTCCTGATTCATCATGGTTAACCTCCTTTTTACTCATTCATTGTTATTGGTTTGTGGGAATAAAAAAATAAATAATCAAGGGTATTCGCCTTTTACCCTCTAATAAAAGATTTTTATAGTTTTTTGAAATGCTTGATTTTACAT